CAAATATGTCGAGGGCGCAGAGCCAGGCAAAATCATAAACACTGTCACCAATGCATTGTATGATTCGATCAATGTCGTACCATGTCATTACAAGAGACAGTACATTGAATGGCAAGACAGAGGCACATCAACAGGTGCTCCTGTTGCGATACACGATGCAGATAGTGATATCATTAGCCAGACAACTAGAGGTAAAGATTACAAAGATAGATTACCAAATGGTAACTACCTTGATAATACCGCTAGTCATTTTGTACTTGTAGTCGGTGATAACCCGGAGACAGCATTGATATCTATGAAATCTACTCAATTGAAAGTTAGTAGAAAGTGGAACTCAATGATGATGGGTTTAAAGATGCAGGGTAAGAATGGTTTGTTTA